AACTTGTGGGGCCATTATGAACACACTCGTCGCTCCAAGCAATACCGTAACGATGTCGAGCCGGGAGGTCGCCGATCTAACCGGAAAGCAGCATCACCACGTGGTGCGCGACATCAAGCACAACTTGGCGGAGCTGAATTTAGATGCATCCAAATTTGGATGCATCTATCTCGACGCCTTGAATCGCAAGCAAACCGAGTATCTGCTTCCTCCGGACCTCGTCATGACGCTGCTGACCGGCTACAGCGTCCCGCTTCGTCATCGTGTCGTGACACGTTTGCACGAACTTGAAAGCGTGTCGCGACACGTCTCCATTCCTCAGTCCCTGCCAGAAGCACTGCGCCTGGCCGCCGATCTCGCCGATAGAAACGGAGAGCTTCAGCGATTGGTTTCAGACCAGGCACCCAAGGTGGCCGCCATCAAGCGGCTTGCCGCCGCCGGCGGGGCTATCTGCATCACTGATGCCGCCAAGCAACTTGGTGTGGCGCCATCTCGACTATTCGCCTGGCTTGAACAGCACCGCTGGATATTTCGCCGCCACGGCTGCAAGCGGTGGGTCGCATACCAGCCCCGCATAACCTCCGGGTTCATGACCCATAAGGTCACTGCGTTGAAGCCTGATCCCGAGACCGGTATCGATCGCGCGGCCTTCGACCCAATGATCACCCCAAAGGGGCTTACACGCCTCGCTGAACTACTGCAGGAGGCCGCGTAATGGCCGGCGATTGGATCAAATTCGAACTCACCACCCTGGATAAACCCGAGGTTTGCCAGATCGCGGACCTGGCTGACATCGACCCAGATGCTGTGGTCGGCAAGCTGATGCGTGTATGGGGTTGGTTCGATCAGCAAACCGAAAACGGTAACGCTCCGAGCGTTAGTAAAAAGTTACTCGACCGTCTGGTTGGCGTTACCGGTTTCTGCGAACACATGAAGTCTGTCGATTGGATGCTCGAAGCGGAAGGGGTGATAAGCCTTCCGCATTTTGACCGGCATAACGGCAAGACCGCTAAAAACAGGCTTCTCACGGCTAAAAGGGTGGCAAACCACAAAGCCGGTAACGCAAAAGGTAACGCTGCGAACGTTAGCGGCGCGTTACCTAAAGAAGATGTAGAGAAGAATAAAGACCCTCTCTCTGCGCGTGAGCCTGTCGACCCTCGTATGCCCAGCGAGATGACCCTCGACTGGGTGCCTGACGAAAAGCTGCTCACCACCTACGCATTCCACCGTGGGCTGGCCCGCGACCTGTTCACCGAGGAGGTGCGCGTAGCCTTTACCGCTCATTACGAGCCTCAAGGGCAGGTCAATACCCAGGCTGAGTGGGTCAGCATGCTGGTCAAGTGGGTCAACAACGACAAGGTCCGTGCGGCAGCCAACAACGTCACCCCTATCCGCCAGAAGCCCCCGGCCGCTTCCGATTTTGATGACGACAGCATCGACTGGCAGAACGGGGTGCAATCGTGATGAAACAGGTCGCCGCAGTAACCCAGGGCCTTTGGGCCAACCCCGCCGCCGGCGAGTTTATCCCGAAGGACGAGATTCAGGCTCCCCAGGACGAAGGTCGCCGCCAGATGGCCGTGGCAATCAACGACCTGTTCACCGAACTGCGACTGATTCGTTCGGCCTGGCGGCAGGCGTGGCCGGACAAGGAGACCTACCGCGCCGCCAAGGTCCAGTGGATGCAGGCGTTCCTCGATGAAGGCATCCGCACTCAGGGGCAGATTGAATTCGGCATGATCAAGGCTCGCAAGCAGGTATCTGATTTCATCCCCAGCCCTGGGCAGTTCATCGAGTGGTGCAAGCCAACTCCGGAAATGCTCGGGCTTCCTCCGCTGGCGGCTGCACACCGTGAAGCTGTTCGAAACGCCCATCCGAGCATGGCGGGGCAGGGCAGGTGGTCGCACGACGCTGTCTGGCACGCGGCCAAAGAATGCGGTTTCGAGAGCCTAAACAAACTCGATGCTGCGCTCAGCCTCAAGCTGTTCGACCGGAACTACACGATCACCATTCGGCGCTTGCTCGATGGATTGCCGCTTCAGCCAATGCCCAAGGCTCTTCCCGCAAAGGTCGACGGGCGAATCACCCCAGAGGTCGGCAAGGGCGCTATCGCCGAACTTCGCGCGGCGCTTGCAGGTGGTTCACGATGAGCAGACTCACCGCCGCCGCCCGGGATCGAGAGTGCCAGGTCCGATTCCCTGGGTGCTCTTGCGAGCCGTCCACCACGGTGCTGGCGCACTACCGGTTGGCAGGCACCTGCGGCATGGGCATGAAGCCCAACGACTTCCAGGCAGCCTGGGCCTGCGGTTACTGCCACGACATCGCCGACGGGCGCCTGCGCGCGCCTGGCGAGCTGACCAAGTACGAGATCCGTTTGTTCCTGGCCGAGGGCGTCATGCGCACCCAGGACATCCTCATTCGCGAAGGGAAGGTGAAGCTTTGAAGCCGCTCAGCCCGATGGCTTTCAGCGCCAAGCCAGTGCGCGCCAAGTCAATCGACCGCGAGGGGCTGGAGCAGGCCGCCCTGATCAAGGAGATCAGCCTGCGTTATCCCTCCGCCGCGAAGCTGATCTACCACGTCCCGAACGGTGGGCACCGGCACAAGCTGGTGGCGGTCAAGCTGAAAGAGCAGGGCGTGAAGGCTGGCGTTCCAGACCTGGTGCTGCCCATGGCGCGCGGCGGCTACTTCGGGCTGTACATCGAATTCAAGGCCCGGGCGCCGTATGACGCCGCCGTCTCCCCGGCCCAGGACGCATACCTGCAGGCGCTGACCGATCAGGGTTACCTGGCCATCGTTTGCCGTGGGCACGTCGACGCCATTGAGGCCATCAGGGCCTACCTACTTCAACCTCAAACCAAGGCCGCCGCATGACCCAGACAATGCTCACTTCGTTTACCGATGCGGAGATCCGCCGGCAGGCCAGCAATGCCCAGGTCCGCGATCTGCGTGACGCTCGGTACCCAGGCGTGTATTTCCGTTTCCACCAAAACCGTGACCGCGGCACCTGGTACCTGGTGTTGGGCAGCAAGTGGGAGAAAATCGCCGGGTTTCCCCAGCTGCCGGTGAAGGGGTTGATCAATGCACTGCCGAGGATCCGCGAGCGCCTGGCCGCCGACCCCAAGGCATCAGCCGCCGCCGGCACCTTGCAGACCCTTGGCCAGTTGCTGGACTGGTTCACCGCTCGCCAGTCCGTTGACCGCAGCTTGTCGGCCAAGCGCAGGTCTACCAACACCTCAATCATCTCTTGCCACCTGAAGCCGCGGCTCGCCGATCTGTCGGTGGAAGAGGTTGACCGGTCCGTGCTCGACAAGTTGGTCATGTGGCCGATGCAGGCCGAAATGTCGCTGTCCTACGTCCGATTGATGTGGGGCGTGCTGGTGGTCGCGTTCCGCCAAGCCGAGAAGCTGCGCCTGATCACCACCAACCCCATCGCTGGGTTCAAGTTCACCGACTTCACCAAGGCCCGGATCCAGCCAAAGCCGTCTCGCCTGCGTGCCGTGCAGCTCGAGGAAGTGATTGGGCAACTGGCCGCCGGCTTCGACCAGCACCCGCAGGACTGCATGCTGGCGCTGATGATGCTGTGCCACGGCACTCGCTCCGGGGAAACCAGGCAGGCCCAGTGGTCCCACCTGACCCTCGGTGAGCAGGGCGAATGGTTCATCCCCACCGAGAACACCAAGACCCGCTGCGAGCACCACCTGCCGCTGACCCACCAGGTGTGCGCGCTGCTGGAGCGCTACCGGGCGCTGCAGTCGGCCAAGGGCTACAAGGGCACCTACGTGTTCCCGGCACGCGGCCGTGGCCCGATCAGTGATAGCCAGGCCTGCGCCGTGTTCACGCGGCTGGGCAAGGGCGAGTGGACAAGCCACGACCTGCGCAAGGTGGCCCGCACAGGGTGGACTGACCTGGGCGTCGACTTCCTCATCGGCGAGATGCTGGTCAACCACACGATGACCCGCAACGTGCAGACCTATATCCACACCTCGGCCGAGCTGCTCAAGCGCGAGGCGTTGGTGAAGTGGCACGACTGGTTAGACGGGAAGGGTTTCAACCTGATTCACCGCTCGACCATGACTAGAAACGGAAATTCGCACAATGACGCCGAGGCCTTGAACGGCGCGGCCTCTAGCCAAATCCAGAAACCATAAAAGGCGAGGTTTAAAAATGGACAATCAAGCGCAAATTCCCGACCTGGCCCGCCTGCAGCAGTTGGCCGAGGCTGCGACATCTGGTGCTTGGGAGCGCACCGACGGCTGTGAATGCATCGTCTCGGATTCGGGTGATGAGGCTTTCTGGTCCTGGGAGCAGGCCGGCCCCGCGCAGGTTCATGGATCAGGCGATCAGCCCGTGGCAGACGCGGACTTCATCTCGGCCGCAAGTCCTGGCGTCGTCCTTACCCTTATCTCCGAGATCATCGCTCTCCGTGCCCAGCTGGAGGCTAAATGAAGAAGTCTCACGGCCCAGCATTCCGCGCTGCCCAACTGGACCTGGCCAAGTGCTCGGCATGCCGCGGAAGGGCAGTGATCAAGGGCGTTTTCCATGAGCTGGCCTGCGTGCAGTGCAACGCCTCCGGCTGGGTCACCGCCGAAACCGGTGAAGCGCTGCCGCTGGAGGTGCTGGTGACGCAGCTGAGCATCCGGCTCCAGGCCGCAGACCGTCAGATTGAACAATTAAAGCGGCCCGTGCTGATGACAGGCGCGGCCGCCCAGTACGACGAGAACAACCGCCGTGGCCCAGGTGCCACCAACTTCACAGGGGATTGATCCATGGCTATGTACAAAGGCGTGATGGGCACCCTGGTGCGGGTGCTGGCAGCGGACAACATCGACAACAGCACCAAGCAGTCCTGG